TGTGCAGGCGAGACAACCTGGTTGCGGGAAGTTCCTTAGAGCTCAAACTACCACCCCCATTTGGAAACTTTTGGGGGGATCTCGGTTAATGACCGAACCCGATGGTAAAAAGGTTTGAGATTGGATAATCCGCAGGCGAGAATCTAAGTTCGCTACGACAAGAATATGATTCCGTTTCAACGATCGCTAAGGTGTCGGTGGTAAATGAGGAGTTAGTCACTCTGATACTGCTTAAGGTACGATCTGGCCCACTGGGAAACCTTTGGGATTAACCGTGCTTTCTCCAACTAAGAAAGCTATGGCTACATGTTAATTATCGAATCGCGTTATTTATAAAAACTCAAATATTAAGATACTTCAAATATCTTAATATCTGCTTCGCGTTTTACAATTAGAAATTAATTCCCAGGAGAGTGATATAGATGACAACAAAAGTGTGTAAAGATTGTCACGAAGAAAAGAATCTCGTTGAGTTTCCTAAACACGCGCAGATGAAGGATGGTCATTTGAATCAATGTAGGGTGTGTAAAACTAATTATCTCAAAAGATACGGACAAAATAATAAAGAAAAATTAAGTGAAAAGGCAAAGGTATATTATGAAGAACATTGTGAACTCATTAAGCAGCGTGTAAGGAATCATTGGAACGATAACGCCACTGAAATAAACCAGAAACGAAGAGAAAGATATGAGAATGATGCGTCTTATCGTAATAAAAGACTCAAAGAGTGTTCCGACTCAAATGCTACATGTCGCCCAGAAAGGCGCAAAAAGGCTAGGGAGGAAAAGAGTGCCTCTTACTACTTGGAGTTGTGTCGTAAGAGAATGTGGCACGCATTTAATGGGAGAGGTGCCAAGTCCGACAAAACGAAATCACTTCTTGGGTGTGATGGCGACTTCTTGAAAAAATATTTGGAAAGCACCAAGGTTCCAGGAAAAGATTACTCTGATGCTCACATAGATCACATCATCCCGTGTTCGTCATTCGATATGTTAGACGAAGAACAACAAAGAAAATGCTTTCACTATACAAATCTCCAGCTATTACCAGCACACGAAAACCTTTTGAAAAGCAATAAAATCTAATAACTTGGTATCGCGATTTCAAGAAATAAATAAAATGTCGCGTCATAATATAAAAATGGGTCTCACTGTGACAGAAACAATCGAATTAGGTGTTGGTCTTAGTGTAGACTCGTATTACATCTCTCTCAATGAAAATGAAGTTCGCATTCAGCGCAGACAGGAGCGCAGACACGTGTACACTGAGGAGGGTGGACACCAGGAAGTCTTAGAGGAACCAAAGTTCCTTGTCGAAGCTGGTTTCACGTCGTGGATCTCAAAGGCGGCGAAGGATGCTCGTAATGGTTCGATTGGACGCAGGAGCGTCTCTTTGGTATTGGATGCCGCTCCAACTGAGAATATTTACGAACTTGTGTACAACAAGTTAAAAGAAGGACTCACTAATTATGAAGATGCATAAATTAAACATAACCCCCAATAATAAATAAGAATGATTTACGTGTACACAGATGGTGCATGCACGAACAACGGTCATAAAAACGCAGCTGCTGGTATTGGCATCTATTTTGGCGAAGACGATCAACGTAATGTATCCGCAAAAATAGATGGTAAACAGTCTAATAATACAGCCGAATTAAGTGCGATTATTAGAACATATGAGATATTGAAAAATGATATTGAAATGGGTAAAGACGTTACAATTGTATCCGATTCAGTCTATGCGATTAGATGTGCAGGTGAATATGGTTTAAAAAACGCCAACTGTAATTGGGACAAAGATATCCCAAACAAAGAGTTAGTTAGAGAAATATATGAACTGTATAGTGCTCACTCAAATGTGAATTTTATGCATATAAAAGCACATACATCAAACCAGGATATCCATTCAATTGGAAATAATCACGCGGATCGTTTGGCTAATATGGCAATTGGGGTATCTGAGTGTCCATATAATAGAATTTATTTAAATGTCCCTTTTGCAGAAAAGGAAAATGCAAAGATGCACGGAGCAAAATGGGATCCTAAAAAGAAAAAGTGGTGGGTTACCAAACTCAAATCTGAACTAAAAATCTATGCGTAAAATAATGGAGCCCCACTCGTGGTGTGAGAAGCAGGAGAAGCTCCTCAAATCGTGGGCCGAGAGAGCCGCGGGATATCGCTGGCTTCATAATCACGCACGCCTCCACTTCAAAAAACAGAATGATTACCTGTCATACCCGAGTATAATCATCGCGAGTATCACAGGTGTTGGGGGTTTCGCAGTTCTCAATCCAAGTGGGAATGATAGTGTTTCATCGGAAACTCGCGCTAAAATTATGATTGTGCAGTACTTCTTTGCGTTCCTCAATGTTTTGGGTGGTATCCTCACATCTATAGGTAAGTTTAGTCAAAGTTTGAGTCTCTCAGAATCACACTCTGCGATGTGTGTCCAGTACTCCAAGTACTATAGAAATATAGATATGGAATTGTCCCTTGATGAGAATGACCGCACAGGGGTTGTTGATTTTGTGAAGAAGTGTCGCGAAGAGTATGATAGACTTCTTGATGAAGCCCCGGATATCCCAGCAATATCTATAGAGGCGTTCAATTTGGAGTTCCCCGATAAAGTGAATAAACCCGATGTGTGTAATGGTCTAAGTATCATTATATGTGATGAGACCGCGTCACAACTCGCATCAAGACGAGCCGTGACCAGGTGGTTGGGGGCGTTCAAGGGTATGACCCGCAAAAGTAGAGATATAGACGACTTAGCGAGGATGGAAAGTGCATAAAGACCATATACAATGTATAGTCAATGGACGACTATATTTTGGAAATTCCCAACTTTTTGCCGAATGATGTGTGTACATCCATCATTCGACGATTTGAAAATGATTCTCGGAAAAAGCATGGATACTTTTCATACCCAGTGGATGGCGAGGTCGTCCAGAGAGACAAACAAAACACAGAACTCACGATTTCAGGTCTCGAGGGGTGGACAGATATAGACAGAATTTTCACCGATGCAGTCCAAAAGGCTTTCACTGTATACATGGAACATCTGAAGACAAACTTCAATTATGATTGTAGCTGTCACGTGTACGACCGAGAACTCTCTCAAAAAAACTTTTACTTTACACCATTCCCCGTGCAGCGTATAGAGAAGGGGTGTAAGTATGAATGGCACCACGATGGAGACTTTCACCGAGGATACTTTGTACAGGCTTTGTTCTACCTAAATACACTCGAGGAAGGTGAGGGTGGATGTACAGAGTTTAGAAATGGTCGAAAGGTGAGACCCGAAACGGGTAAACTTCTCTTGTACCCATGCTCTTGGACGTATCTTCACACGGGTGGTGAAGTTTTGGGGGGTCCCAAGTATATTTGTACATCAACTTTAGGTTTCGGTATACATACATAAAAACTTGACGCGTATGTAACACAAAGATGAATATTGGTATCCTCACCGCTGGTGGTGTCTGTCCGGGTGTCAACACCCTCATCCGGTCAATCACCCTTCGTGAAAAGAACCAAGGAAATAAGGTCTATGGCTTCAATGGGGGATTCAGAGGTCTCAATGCGAATATTCAAGAATATTTTGAACACAAATATCTTGATGACGGACCTGGGACATTCTTAAAAACGTCCTATGATTACGTAGACATTGACAAAGCGGTCAATACGTTGAGAGACTATGACCGCCTGTACTGTATCTGCGGAAACGAGTCTATGAAATCTGCGAGAGACTTGGCTCTCGATGACCGCGTGCATACAAATATTATCGGAATCGCCAAGACGGTGTTTAATGATATTCACGGTTTAGAGTCCATTGGGTTTCAAACAGCGGTTCAGGAACTTGCTCGCTATATTGATTGTGCGTTCATTGAAGCGACATCCACAGACTCTATTGTATTCCTAGAGGCCCCAGGGAGACACAATAGTAAATTGGCTATATATGCAGGTCTCGCGAGAAGTTCAAAGATTACGAGTGTTATTACCCCAGATACGACGGATGATTACCGTACGACGATTGAATATGGCTACGCAAACAATGGCTATGCGGTCGTTGTTATCTCCGAAATGTGTGACTATCAAGACCTCCTCACAAGTCTCTCTGTCAAACCCAAGGTCATTACACCTGGCTATCTGATTAGAGATGTAGAACCGTGTATCTACGACAGCATCTTGGGTGAGCGTATGATTCACGAGGCGTTTGACCACGCACAAATACACAGAGACTTCATCAAGGGTGCGACGAGTATCCTCCCGTTCAAGGATTATCTCCGTATAGTGTAGGTTGAATGTTTCAAGCACTGTACAGTGATTCCAAGTTTGTGGGTGCTCAAACATCACCACCAGACCGCGTTATGGTTATTATGGAGGACGGCATTGAATACTACAAGTCCAATGTTATATTTAGGTCTACAGCTACAATTGATAAACTCTCAAAAGAAGTTAAAGGTACAGCGCGTGGTAAAGAAAAGATAACCCAACTCTTTGTGGTTCCAACGACGAGACAGAAGGGTCGTTTTACAGTGACAGAGTA